TGACGATCGCACAGCTGATGGAGACTATGCATGGCAAAATCTGTGCCGAAAAAGGAACGTTGGGTGACGGTACTCCATACTCTCATCTAAAAATTGGAACTCTGAAGGAACACTTGCTAGCACTAGGAATGCACCCGTATGGAAATGAACTTATGTACAACGGCCAAACTGGCGAGATGATGGAAAGCGAGATCTTTGTAGGTCCCACATTCTATCAGCGCTTGAAGCATATGGTGGTAGATAAAAAGCATTCCCGTTCGCGTGGTCCTATTGTGTCTCTGACGCGCCAGCCATGCGAAGGTCGATCTCGTGACGGTGGTCTGCGTGTCGGTGAGATGGAGCGAGACTGTATGTTGTCCCACGGTCTGGCAGTGTTTACCAAGGAACGTCTTATGGATGTATCTGATCCTTTCAGGACTGGATTTTGCAAGACGTGTGGAACGTTGGCTGTCGTAAATCCCTTGGAGAACGTGTACCATTGCGGAAACTGCGGAATGAAGACTCACTTCGAAATGAAGACAATTCCTTACGCTGTCAAGCTTTGGTCACAGGAACTTGAGGCTATGCACATCGTACCCCGAATGGTGTTTGAGTAAACATTTAAATAAATAAAGTTAATCATACTAATGCTCACGATTGGTATTCATGCCGGTCTGGGAAATCAGATGTTCCAACTTGCTTCGTTAGAAGGAATTGCCCAAGAAACTGGACGACCTTTTTACATTAGTCAGAGTATCATTCAACGAAGTCCTCATTCACAAACAAACTATTTCCAAAGCATCTTCAAGAACTGGAACCAGTATGTATCTGTTCATACATCTTCTCTACTAACAGATGTCCCTTTTTCCCAAAAAATGAATTTGCACGAAGAAATTGTTAAAGACGCGAATATAAATTACTGTCTGGACGGTTACTTTCAGCGTTGGGAATACATTCATCCAATTCGTGAAAAGTTTGTTGAACGTCTATCATTCAACGCAGATATTGTGAACAAGTATCCTGAAATACACAATATGATGTTTGTTCATATTCGCGGAGGAGACTATATTGGATCATCAATACATCACGTAGAGTTGACCGAGTATTACAAAAAGTGTTTGGATGCTGTACATCCCCAAACACTGATTTTGTTTACAAATGATAAGTCTTATGCTATGAATATCATGAAAGGAAGATCATTCTTTATAGCTGATGAGAATGAGGAAGATTCTTTGTACCTGATGTCCAAATGCAAAGGAGGTATCATGGGCAACTCTACATTTGCATGGTGGGGGGCATATATGAATCCTAATCGGCAAGTATTCATGCCTTCTAAATGGTTTTTGGATGATAGGTATGATTGTTCTGGGTACTTTTTTCCCGGTTCTACTGTCGTAGAAGTTTGATCACTCGTTTCTTCGTTAAAGATAATGTTGCAGTACGCGGTTGAGTTTATGGGTACACTAGTAGTGGTATACGCCCTTCTTCTTACTGACACGAATCCGGCAATTATGGCTATAGTGTATTTTGCAGTTTTTACAGTAGCTGGTGAACTGTCGACTGGAACATTCAATCCTCTTGGAGCTTTGGGGTACTACATGATCGGGCGGATGTCGCTGCAGGAAATGGCTCTAAATATTTCGGCGCAAATCTTTGCCATGGAAGCAGCGGTCATATCTTTCTTGCCAATAAAGGCTTTCATAGGAGACATGTATTAATGGTAAATGAGCTTGTATCTTTACGTGATTGATCCCAATCATCGTGAACGCCAGCGTGAACATGTCCGTAACCGTCGCCCTACTGATTCTGGTGTGGACCTGATTTGCCAGAACACGCACATGAGTTTCGTCAATTCAGCGGATCCGAATCTTCCTGCTAATTTGGGAGTAGAAACTAAGACTGGTGTCATTGCGGCTGCACTCGATAAGCAAGGTAATCCGGCTCCCTACCTTCTTCTGGCCCGTTCATCCACATCTCTAACTCCTCTGCGCATGTCTAACCAGATTGGACTGGCAGATGCTGGGTATCGTGGCGAACTCATTGCGCGTGTAGATTGCCTTGATCCGTCGATTCAATCGTATACGATTCCACAAGGACGCCGACTGTTCCAGATTGTTCAGCATAATTGGCTGCCGTACGATCGGATTATTTTGGTAGATTCTCCTGCTGATCTTCCTGCTCCTCCTGACAATCGTGGTGGTGGCGGATTTGGATCTACAGGCAACTAACATTGTTAAAAATAAGCCCTTTTAGCATAGTGGTATTGCGTTCGCCTTGTAAGCGAAAGGTCCGTGGTTCGATTCCACGAGGGGGCACATTCGGCGGTTCAAACGAGATCCCGAATGATCCACAGAGAAATAGCATCGTGAATCACAGCTCCCCAGTAGGCAGAATACAACGACTGCCGAAAACCAAATATCATCCCTAGAATGAGGACGATAGAGCGCAGAAAAGTGTTCAGAATCGGGTTCGCGGTCGGCCAGAGTAGGACGTTCATTTCTCCCCCTAAATATTTTTTCTTGGGGTAAGGTATAACAACAATATGGGTGGTGGTCTGATGCAGCTCGTCAGCTATGGCGCGCAGGATATTTACATCTCGGGCAACCCGCAGATTACGTTCTGGAAGATTCTGTACAAGCGCCACACGAACTTCGCCGTAGAGTCCATTGAGGTAACTTTCAACGGACAGGCCGACTTCAACAAGCGCGTAACGGCTGTCATCAACCGCAATGCCGACCTAATGTACAAGACGTACATCCAGGTTGTACTCCCTCAGGTCGACTGCTCCACCGCCAACACGCCCGGTGGCTTCCGCTGGCTCAACTACATCGGCCACCGCCTTATCAACCAGGTTGAGCTGGAGATCGGTGGTCAGCGCATTGACCGCCAGTACGGCGACTGGATGCAGATCTGGACGCAGCTGTCCACCGATGCCGGTAACATCTCAGTACTGGACTCCATGCTGGGCAACACGCACGACCTTGTGCTGATGAAGCGCTCGACGGGTCTGGCCCAGGATGCGACTTGCTCTGCCTCGGAGACGACGATTTCTTGCGTCCCCCGCTCCGGCACGCCCGCCAAGACGCTGTACATTCCCCTCCAGTTCTGGTTCTGCCGCAACCCGGGTGTCGCTATCCCGCTCATTGCGCTCCAGTACCACGAGGTGCGCATCAACGTCGACTTCGAGACGTGGCAGAACTGCATTTACGCCGAGGCGGGCGTTGGTGTTCCGTATGCGTATGCCGCCCAGTCGCTGGCCGCTGCCTCGATCTACGTCGACTACGTCTACCTCGACACGGAGGAGCGCCGCCGCTTCGCTCAGCAGTCCCACGAGTACCTGATTGAGCAGGTACAGTACACGGGTGCTGAGTCGATCACCAGCTCTTCCAACAAGGTCCAGCTGAACTTTAACCACCCCGTCAAGGAGCTCCAGTGGGTCGTCCAGCGCGACTCGTTCGTTGACTGCTCGACGGCCACGTGGCTCGCGTCGGTTGGTGGTGCGCAGCCCTTCAACTACTCCGATGACTTCTCGACGGACGGCATGATCACGTCGCTGCTGTCGCAGGTGTCTGGTGGTGTGCAGGGAGTCAGCACGCTCACGTCGGTCTCTACGGGCATCACGGCCGGTCTGGGTCAGGGCCCTTCGGAGTCGTCTTCGCTGATCGGCGCCGATACGTTCGACATCAGCGGCGTTGCGGAGTTCGAGTCGGGTGTCAACTACCTGCTCGCGAAGGTCATCCTTGCCTCAAACGTGCGCTGCGAGGGCAAGAACCCCGTTGAGGTTGCCAAGCTGCAGCTCAACGGCCAGGACCGCTTCACGGAGCGTGAGGGCGCCTACTTCGACAAGGTCCAGCCTTACCAGCACCACAGCCGCTCGCCGTCCACGGGCATCAACGTCTACTCGTTCGCCCTGCGCCCCGAGGAACATCAGCCTTCCGGAACGTGCAACTTCTCGCGCATTGACAAGGCCACGCTCCAGCTCACGGTCTCGCTCAACACGGTTACGGGCACTCGCACGGCGCAGGTCCGCGTCTACGCGCTCAACTACAACGTCCTCCGCGTCATGTCCGGCATGGGTGGCCTCGCGTACAGCAACTAAGCAGATGGCTTAATGCTAATCGTAATTGGAAACGTAAAAAAACACAATTGAGTTTCAAGACTGAAGTTCAATTGTGATTTAAAGTCTGATTAATCTCTATAGTTAAAAATGAGTAATCAGACAGCGAGTGTGCTTTATCTACCAGTATCGCTAGGTGAAGCATTTGACAAACTCACAATTTTGGATATCAAACTCTCAAATATCAACGATGTTCGCAGGCAAAGCGTAGAAGCAGAGTATACTGCACTGTATACAAAATTAGAGAACTTTATTGCTGATTATAAGACTCTTTATGAATCGACAAAAAAGGTGAATATATTGATCTGGAAACTGATGGATAAACTTCGAGACGGAAACCTTCCTGATTGTGATTATTTAAAAACTGCAAGGGAAATGATCGACCTAAATGACGTACGATTTCGAATCAAGAACAAGATTAATTCCATAACAAAGTCCCAATATACCGAACAGAAAGGGTACAAAATCAATACACTAGTTATAGACTTTGAT